CTTACAATGTACTTCCGTGCAGTCTGTTTCCTGGTCACAAATCGGCTCCGTCATTGCCGGACCATCGACCCAAAGTTTAGCCGCAGTGTCAACGACAAGGGTACTAGAACAGGACTGGTTGAAGGTCGCCGACCTCACCGACGCGCGCTTTCTGAGCGGTGATGCGCCGGCTCGACCACTGATCCGCTTCATCGCTGGTGAACTGCCCAAAGTGGTCGACCAAGCTGAGCAGGCCCTGCTCCGGGCCAAGTTCGGCGTGTATCAGCGGGGCACCTTCATCGTCCGGCCCGGCCGTGTCCTGGTCACCATCTCAGAGCACCAGACCGTCTCAGCCCAAAGCATCCTCGAAGTCGAGGACTATGCTATGGTTGAGATGATGACCCAGGCGGCCAACTGGAAGCGCTTCGACGGACGGTCGAAGAAATGGGAGAGCATCGATGCCCCGCTCAGGGTCGCCACGACCTACCGCCAGCGGGTGGGCCGTTGGCGCTTGCCGGTGCTAGCAGGGCTGATCAATGCGCCAACGCTTCGGACGGACGGGAGCATTCTTTCGGCATCCGGGTATGATGAGGCGACCGGCCTGCTTCTCGATCCCGACGGTGGCTGCTTTCCCACTGTGCCGAACTGGCCCGGTAAGACCGAGGCATTTGCCGCGCTACAGCTACTTGACGATCTCATAGCGACGTTCCCCTTTGTGGATAGGTCGAGCCGCGCCTCTGCCCTGTCTGCCATCCTAACAGCCTGCATTCGTCGTTCGTTGCCGACCGCACCAATGCACGGCTTTACCGCCCCCGTCGCTAGCTCGGGCAAATCCATGCTGGTCGACCTGATCAGCCTCATCGCCGGCGGCCGAGAGGCTGGGGTCATGTCTCAAGGCAAGACTGAGGAGGAATTAGAGAAGCGTCTCGGAGCTCAACTGTTAGCCGGTGACCACGTGATTGCTATTGACAACTGCGAGACGCCCCTCGGTGGCGAGTTCCTCTGCGCCATGCTGACCCAGCTGATAGTACGCGCCCGCATCCTGGGGGTGTCGAAGACGCCAGAACTGCCGACCAACGCTTCCGTGACGGCGACCGGCAACAACCTGGTGCTGATTGGTGATATGACCCGGCGCGCCATGATATGCCGGCTCGATCCCCAGCACGAGCGGCCAGAGCTACGGCGGTTTGAGACCAACCCGGTGGCTTTAGTAAAGGCGGAGCGCGGGCGCTACTTGGTCGCGGCGCTGACGGTGCTGCGCGCCTACCATGTCGCCGGACGGCCTGAGCAGCCGGACCCGCTCGGCTCCTTCGAAGGCTGGAGCGGCTGGGTCCGCGGAGCGCTGCTCTGGCTGGGCCAGGCCGACCCCGTCGACACTATCGAGGCGACGCGGGAGATGGACCCGCGTCTCAATGCACTGACAAGTGTGGTAGCGCAGTGGCGTTCGGTGATCGGTGGCGAGAACGTCTCGGTACGCACCGTGATCGAGCGGGCAACGGAGCAGCAATCGATCACCTCGGGGGCGTTCTCTTACCCAAAGGTGGAGTTTGCCCACCCCGACTTCCGAGAGGCGCTTCTCGTCATCGCCGGCGAAGGGGGTGCAATCAATGGTAAGCGCTTGGGCAAGTGGCTGGCCTCGCATCGGGATCGGATTGTAGCGGGAGCTCGCATCGTTCGCTCAGGATTGAGCGCCGGGATCATGCGTTGGAGGATCGAGGTGGACCGGAGCCAAACCGGTGCGCCATGAACGTGGTGGGTATGGTGGCTAAGGTGGCTATGATTACCTTACCTCGCGAGAAGTGTCAGAGTCCGTCCTCGTGTCCTGTGCGGGACAACACACATTCTGACAGTTTTATAGGGGTGAAGCGGTGAAACCCCACAAACACCCCTCACCCACCACGGAGGAGCGGTCGCGCATCGACGCAGGCGGCACTCGTTTCCCGCGCTACAAGCTAGGCCACGCCAGCAGCGCTCCGCTAGAACAGCCACCGACCATCGCCTGGCGTAGAAGATCGTAATCCTGCGCAACAATTTCGCGTTGCCCGGGGAATTAGTGATCCCGTATCATGCGCATTACCGCGCTGGTCTGCAGTGCCGCTTGGAGTTTCGCCAATGGCCGGCGGCAAGCCTCTCACGCTGAACGAGGAAGAGGCGCCGAAGCGTCTGAGTCAGGCCTTGCGCATAACCGTCGAACCAGCCGCCGCAGCCTTTCCGGCCTACAAAGTCGCCCGCGTCGCCGCCCTGATGCCCTACGCCCGCAATGCCCGTACCCATTCGGACGCCCAGGTGGCGCAGATCGCCGCCTCGATCTGCGAATTCGGTTTCACCAATCCAATCCTGGTCGATGGCGCCAACGGCGTGATTGCAGGCCACGGCCGGCTACTGGCGGCGCGCAAGCTCGGCTTGGCCGAGGTGCCGACCATTGAGCTCAGCCACCTGACGCCAGCCCAGCGCCGCGCCTACGTCCTCGCCGACAACCGCCTAGCACTCTCTGCCGGCTGGGACGATGACCTGCTGCGGCTCGAGCTTGGTGCGCTCCAGGCCGACGGCTTCGACCTTGCGCTGACTGGCTTTGATCTGGGCGAGATCGCTGGCCTGTTCGCCGCGCCGACTGCCGGCCTTACCGACCCCGATGACGTGCCGAAGGTGCCGGAAACGCCGGTTAGCCGGGCAGGCGACGCCTGGCAGCTTGGTTGCCACCGGCTGGTCTGCGGCGACAGCACCGACCCAGCCGTGGTCGAGCAGGCGTTAGCCGGCGTCCGGCCGCATCTGATGGCGACCGATCCGCCCTACGGCGTGCAATACGACCCTGCTTGGCGCAACCGGGCTGGGCTGAGTACCACCCAACGCACCGGCAAGGTTGAGAACGACAACCGGGCCGACTGGCGCGAGGCGTGGGCGCTGTTCCCAGGCGACGTCGCCTATGTCTGGCACGGCGCCCTGCACGCCAGCACCATGGCCGACAGCCTGGTGGCCTGCGGCTTTGCCATGCGCGCCCAGATCATTTGGGCCAAGGAGCGGCTGGTGATGGGCCGCGGCCACTACCACTGGCAGCACGAGCCCTGCTGGTACGCGGTGCGCGGCACCGGCCATTGGAGCGGTGACCGCAAGCAGACGACGCTTTGGTCGATCTCCAGCCGGGCCGAGGATGCCGCAACCACCCACGGCACCCAGAAGCCGGTGGAGTGCATGGCGCGCCCGATCCGGAACAACTCCAGCCCGGGCCAGGCGGTGTATGAGCCATTCTGCGGCTCCGGCACCACGCTGATTGCCGCCGAGATGGAGGGCCGGGCCTGCCACGCCATAGAGCTCTCGCCGGCCTACGTCGATGTAGCGCTGCAGCGCTGGCAGGCCTTCACCGGCCAGGACGCGGTGCTGGCGGCAGATGGCCGTAGCTTCGCCAGCCTTGCCGCCGAACGGGCTCCGGAGGCCGTCCATGCCGGCCCTGTTTGAGCCGACGGGGGAGCACCGCAACCTGGTCCGAGCCATGTCCGGCCTCGGCATCCCGCAACAGGATATCGCCACCCATCTCGAAATCGACGCCAAGACGCTGCGGAAGCACTTCCGGCGCGAGCTGGATCGCGGCTCCATCGAGGCGACGGTTAAGGTCGCGCAGTCGCTGTTCCAGATGGCCACCTCAGGCCAGAACACTGCGGCGGCGATCTTCTGGATGAAGGCGCGGGCTGGTTGGCGGGAAAAGCATGAGCTCGTGGTGTCAGCCAAGATAGCTGGGGAGATGACCGACGATGAACTCATGGAGGAGATCGCACGTTCGCGGACCGCCCGGCTGACGATCGATGGTGAATGACGCCGCCTGGGAGCTTGGCCAGCGCCGCGCCTTGCGCCGGGATTTCGGGCTTTGGTGCGAGCATGCTCTGGCGCCTCAAGGCTTGGCTCCAGCTGCCCACCACCGCCTCCTGATCCGTGAGCTACAAGCCGTTGCTGATGGCGTGCAGGACCGCCTGATGGTCTTCATGCCGCCGGGCTCGGCCAAGTCGACCTATACCTCGGACCTGTTCCCGGCCTGGTACCTGGCGCAAGGCCGCGACCGTCGCATCATCGCCACCAGCAACACGGCCGACCTGGCCGGCACCTTCTCCCGCCGGGTGCGGGGGCGTATTCGCACCGATGGTATAGCGCTTGGCTACCGCTTGGAGCGGGAGGCGGAGGACCTTTGGACCACGAGCAATGGCGGGGAGTATCGCGCGGCCGGGATTGGCGGCGTCATCACAGGCCTGCGCGCTGACCTGGCGCTGATCGACGACCCGGTGAAGTCCCGCGAGGAAGCCGACAGCCAAGCACGTCGCAACAGGGTCTGGGAGTGGTTCCAGGACGACCTGCGCACCCGTCTTCGCCCCGGCGCTGCCATCGTCGTGGTACAAACCCGCTGGCATCAGGACGACCTGTCCGGGCGACTGCTTGAGGCACAGCGCGATCAGTGGCGCGTGGTGTCCCTGGCCGCCGAGGCAGAGGGCGACGACCCCATAGGCGCTAAAATAGCTGTTGACGCGGCGCGAGCGGCTTGATGCTAGGGGCAGATGCAAGATGCAGCATCTGTTTTGACCGACCGGTTTGCAGA